AGTCTGACAGATCCCAAGAACATCAAGCTGATAATTGACGCAGTCCTGACCATTATCGGGGCCGTTGTTGTGGCTCTGGTCAAAGCTCTCCCGAAGATAGGCGCCACGATCGTCAAGTCGACGGCCAACATCCTGAGCACTTTGAAACAGTGGGGCAACTCGGTCATCTCTTGGATCGGAACACATATAAGCAATATCTGGAATAAAGTGGCCACTTGGTTCACTTCAATGCCCGGAAAGATCAGCGAGAAGCTCGCAGCCATCTGGTCAAAGATCAGCTCATGGTTCTCTGCACTCCCGTCGAAGATCTCCGGAGCGTTTCAGGCTACTCTCAACAAGATGAAGAACCTGGGCAAGCAGCTCGTCGAAGGTATTGCAAAGGGTCTCAATGTCGACGTCCTCGTCAAGAAAGTCAAATCGATGGGCGAATCGGTCACGAAGGCCATCAAAAAGGTTTTCGGAATACATTCGCCTTCAAGGGTATGGCGTGACCAGGTCGGTGCGCAGCTCGCCAAAGGTCTCAGCCTCGGCTTCACGGACGAGATGGATGACGTCAAGGGCGACATGCTCGACAGCATGGGCGGCCTGACAGCTTCCGCGAGTATTTCAGCATACGGCGCAGGCGAACCGCTCGGCGCAGGAACGTCGAACACTTACAACGGCGGAGCCGTGACGATAAACGTCTACGGGGCGCAGGGCCAGAACGTCAACGACCTCGCGAACGCTATCGCCTTGAAACTTCAAGACATGACTGCAAGGAGGGGCGCGGTATATGCCTAAACTTTTTAATCTCGGTACAAACAAGCAGGGCTTGATTGTATACGGTGGCGAGTCCTCGGCTGATTATGGCATGGTGATCTCCGAGGCTCCCGCCTTTGAACGTCCCGCAAGAAAACAGACAGTTTACACCGTGCCCGGAAGGAACGGCTCCGTCATCTTCCAGGAGGATGCTTGGGAGGATGTCGTCCGCTCTTACACCGTTTTCATGACCAAAGAAGGAAAGCTCAACCTGACTGAGATCGTTGACGCCTTTGAGGGATGGCTCAATTCACAAAAAGGCTATCAGAGACTCGAGGACAGCTTCGAGCCTGACGTCTTCCGTCTCGCATACTACTCAGGCGGGGACAGCGTCAGCAACAACCTCACGCAGTACGGAGAAGCCACGATCAACTTCGTGTGCAGACCCGAGCGTTTTTATAAGTCCGGAGAGCTGGAGGTCACAGTCACCAACGGGACGAAAATGACCAACTCGACAAGGTTCGCCAGCAAGCCGCTCATTCACATCGAAGGGAGCGGAGTGGTCACGGTCTCCATCGGAGGCAAGACGATCCAGGCGACTATCACGGACTACATTAACATCGACTGCGACACGATGAACGCATACAGAACAGCAGCCGAAAACATGAACGACAAGATCGAGGGAAATTTCCCGGTCATACCTCCGGGGATCAACACGGTCCTCATCACGGGCACGACCACGCTCGTCACGATCGTCCCGAGATTTTTCACGATCTAAAAGGAGAAAACCATGCGCCCGATCTTATACGCAACAGTCACCGAGGGCACCGTTCCATCAAATTACGGCCTCGGCGTTCTTTCTGACTGCATTAGTGCAAAGGTCACGGAAGAACGGAATGGCGCCTTTGAGATGGAGATGGAATACCCCGTCGAGGGTGTCCACGCTTCCGACATCGAACCGAACAAGATCCTCAAGGTCAAGCCGAACCCGACCGATGACCCGCAGCTCTTCCGAATCTACAAGATAGGGAAGACCATCGACGGACATTTCACCGTATACGCTCAACATATAAGTTATGACTTGAGCGGGAAGGTCATCACAACCGGAACGGCCGCAAACTGTGCCGATGCTTGTCTGCTCTTACAGGCTCAGGCTGGCAACTTCACCATCGAGACAAACAAGAGCGTCTCTGCATCGTTCAAGATCACAGAACCGTCCTCGGTCCGTTCGTGGTTCGGAGGCAAAGAGGGGAGCCTTCTGGATGTCTACGGCTCAGGCGAATGGAAATATGATAATTTCAAGGCGAAACTGTGGACAGCTCGCGGAGCTGACCGCCATGTCACTATAAGATACGGGAAGAACCTCACGGATCTGTCTCAAGAGATAGACATGAGCAACCTTGCGAGCGGGATCGTTCCGTTTTACAAGGATGCAAACGGAAACGTCACGACCATCGCGGAAGTCTCCACGGGTCTGGTCGGAATCACCAAGAGCATCGCGGTGGACTTCTCCGGCTCGATAGATCCAGAGAGCGCCACACCGATCACGACACAGCTCTCAAACCTCGCAGCGAGTTATATATCAAACAACAACCTGACCGTTATGAAGAACAGCATCACGCTGGACTTCGTACAGATGCAGGGAGTCACGGAACAGGTCGACCTCTGCGACACGGTCAGCATCTACTTCGAAGCTCTGGGAATCTCCGCAAAAGCAAAATGTGTCTCGGTCGTTTATGACGTACTTGAAGAAAGATACACAGAGACGACTTTCGGAGACTCGAGGACCAACATCGCGGACACTATCGCGGCCCAGCAGATCGCAGTCGAAGACGCTGCAAGCGTGCAGGATCTCAACAAAGCGACTCAGCTCATCACGGGAAACCTCGGCGGGTATGTCGTACTTCATGACAGCGACGGAGACGGAGCGCCTGACGAGATCCTCATCATGAACACGCCAAACATCGACACGGCGACAAAGGTCTGGCGCTGGAATCAGGCGGGCCTCGGTTATGCTTCCGGTCCTAATGCCTATGCGGGACCGTATGGCACGGCCATCACTCAGGACGGCGCGATCGTGGCGAACTTCATCACTTCGGGAGTCCTCAACGCTGACGTTATCAGGGCGGGCGTTCTGCATGATGAAAATTATAACAGCATGATTGACATGGTGACGGGTTTGGCCACATTCAACAGGCTGATCTCAAAAAACTCTTTTGAGGTTTATGACGATGACCACGGCGTCAATGCGACCACGATCACGATGGACACGGACGGCGGCATGATCTCGCTCGGAGACCTTAACGGAGCAACAAAGGCGACTATTGGCGTTTATTCAGAAGGCGGCGGAATCGTTGCAATTAATAACAATGACAACAGCGTCGCGATTCTAACCGTTAATTCAGCCGACGGCGGTCAGCTTACGCTTAGTGATGAAAATGGATCGCCTTTGATCTTAGGCTTCGGCGATGACGGAACGCTCCAGTGCGTCACTTTGGTCCAAACATCGAGCCGAAAGAACAAAGAAAACATCAAACCGATGGAAGACGCTGCGAAGATCCTCGAGCTCGAGGCTGTCAGCTTCGACTTCAAGAACAAAGCACAGGGCACCAATAAGCGCGGCTTTATTGCCGAGGATGTCGCCGAGATCCTTCCGAACCTCGTCACACCCGAAAGAGTCGACGAGAAAAGAGGATCGACTATACCAGCCGCTCTCGATTATGTCGGCATGATCCCATATTTGCAGGCGGTCATCAAAGACCAGGAGCGACGCATCAAGGCGCTGGAGGAACGAATCAATGGAACAGATCAGCGTTGACCTCATACCGAGAGGACTGACTCCGGTCGCAAACGTCTCCCAAGACGATGACGGCCGTGTGTTACGTCTAAACCTATACGAAAACGGCACCAGTTACACGCTGGACGGCTCGGAGGATCTCGAGCTCAATATCTTGAAGCCTGACGGCTCGACCGACTCCCAGACACTCCCGAGCACTTCGGGCGACCATGTCGATGTCACGATCACGTCAACGATGTCAGACGTGCCCGGTGCGAATTATGCGAAGCTCCGCATCAACTCGATCGGGACTTCGGCCTTTATTTTGCAAGTAGAAACTAAACCATAAGGGGGCAAGCTATGGAAACCATTAACCTCGACATTATCCCCGGACGCACTCCACCGGTCTGTCATGCTTCACAGTTCGACGATGGCCGTGTGATCCGTTTCAACCTCTTCGAAGGCGGGACGGCTTTCACGCTGGACGGTTCCGAGCTCTTAACCTTTGCAGTCCGTAAACCTGACGAGAACGTGGTCACGGTCTCGGTCACGAACACATCCGACTCTTACGTTGACATCGTCACCACTGAGCAAATGTGTGCAGTCGCAGGAGCTTCCCTTTGTGAGCTGACGATCGA